CTCCATATTTTCCCCGGAGGGATATTTGGAAAGCCAATTGGGGACTAGGTTCTAGGGCCCACAGGAAGTTTCTCGTGTGCTCCTTTCTTCCTGCTGGTCTCGCTCACAACGGGCCCTAGAATCTAGCCCTCAATTGGCCCCAAACGCCCTCTATCTAAGGAGCAACTATGGGTAAAAGGGCCGCAACACCCTCTAAACCCGCTCGAACTGTGGAACAACGAGAGGCGCAGATGATCAATCTCGCGCTTGAGCTCGCTGAGAAGCAGCTTCGGGAGGGTACAGCACCGGCAACCACGGTGAATCACTACCTCAAGCTCGCCTCCACAAGAGAACAGCTGGAGGTAGAGAAGCTGAGGAATGAAACAGCACTCCTCGAGGCAAAGAAGACGGCGCTCGTCAGCGCTGAGCAAGCCGAGAAGATTGCCAAAGAAGCCATCGAAGCCTTCCGTACATACTCTGGAGCGGGAGATGTTACGAACGTATACTGAACTGGCGCGCCTCGAGACCTTTGAGGAGCGGTTTGACTACCTGGCTCTAACCGGGCAAGTCGGTACAGCCACGTTTGGCTTCGATCGTTACCTGAACCAACGATTCTACACATCGACGGAGTGGAAGAAGGTCAGGAACTTTGTTCTGGCTCGAGATGAAGCCTGCGACCTCGGGATTGAGGGACTTGACATCAGATACATGCCGCTAATCCACCACATGAATCCGATTCAGCCCAGAGATCTCGAGGAATTCAATCCAGACATCCTCGAGCCAGAGTTTCTCATCACGACAACCAAGAATACCCACAACGCGATACACTTCGGAGACCGATCGAGGTTGACACCACGAGTTGTTGAGCGTCGACCGAATGATCAAGCTCCCTGGAGGATCTAATGGGAACGATTCTTGAAGATACTAAGAAGGCAATCGGCATTATGCCGGGATATGATGTCTTCGATGACCAGATCCTGATGTACATCAACACTGCACGAATGGATCTCGCACAATTGGGGCCAAAATGCAATACCCCGATTGAGAAAGATACGGCCTGGACTGTCTTCGACCAGATCGACGACGAAGCGGCAATAAAGTCTTACATCGCCATGAAGGTTAAACTGTTCTTCGACCCACCGGGGAACTCCTTCTTGGTATCGGCATACCAGAAGCTGATCGAGGAGGCAGCATGGCGACTGATCTATCAGACCGAGGGGAAGCAGAGGTAGAAGACCTCGTCCACCACGGAGTAAAGGGCCAGAAATGGGGCGTCATCCGAAAGAAGGCTAGTGCTGGTCGAAAGGCCACCATCAAGGCCATCCATAAGAGTGGACGATTCACCGCCAACGCCACCAAGACGACTATCAAGACCGCCCGAACTGGAGCGGCTAAGGTACAGAAGGCTAAGCAGGCCCATGACCAGCGAGTCGCCGGAAAGATCCAGGCAAAGAAAGAAGCCAAGGCCCGAAAGAAGTTCGCAAATCGCGGATACAAGAAGATCAGCGACTCCGAGCTTCAATCTCGAATTAAGCGGCTGGAGCAAGAGAAACGCTATCGGGAGCTCAAGGCCGATCGCCACCTGGTTCGAGGTCGTGAAGTCACTCGATCGATCCTCGAGAACTCTCTGACCAAGGCCGGAACGTACGCAGCAACCAAGGCTATGAAGACCGCCTTTGATAAGTCTTTCGATCCCGGCAAGACTGGTAAGTCCACGGCCGAGACCCTTAAGAAGGCAGCAGAGAAGGCCAAGGAAGCAGCTGAGGCTGCCTCCGTTGTCGCAGAAGAGGCTAAGGTTGAGTATCGGTCGACTGGCGGACCTACTAAGGTCAAGGGTCCGGCTCTTCCAAAGAGTAAGACTCCGAAGCAGATCGAGAAGCCGAAGTCATACAAGCAGACTAAGCCCTCCCCCAAGAAGAAGCGTTACCCGCGCAACCCTGGGAGTACAGCTAAGTAATGCTCTCAAACACCGCAGTACCAAAATACTACGGGCAGTTTCGAGATGCAGTCGTCCGAGGAGAGATTCCGGTATGTGAAGAGATCTCATGTGAGATGAATCGCATCGATGCTCTGATCGCAAACCCGGAATACTACTACGACGACAAGGCTGTAGAGGGCTTCATCGCTTACTGCGAGAATGAGCTCACGCTGTCCGACGGAGCCGACCTCCATTTGCTCGACAGCTTCAAGCTCTGGGCCGAACAGCTCCTTGGCTGGTACTACTTCGAGGATCGCCAGGTATTCGTCCCGTATGAGGACGGAGTCGGCGGTCGATACGAGACCAAAACAGTAAAGAAGCGCCTAACAATCAAGCAGTATCTGATCGTTGCTCGTGGAGCAGCGAAGTCGATGTACATGTCACTAATCCAAAACTACTTCATGGTGATCGACACTACGACGACGCATCAGATCGCTACGGCTCCGACCATGAAGCAGGCTGAAGAGGTGATGGGTCCATTCAGGACCGCTATCACCCGAGCCAGAGGTCCGCTGTACAAGTTCCTGACCGAGGGATCCATTCAAAATACAACCGGTGCGAGGGCTAACCGCCAGAAGCTGGTTGCTACGAAGAAGGGTGTGGAGAACTTCCTCACCGGATCCCTCCTCGAGGTTCGACCCATGTCCATCGACAAGCTGCAGGGTCTTCGACCCAAGGTTTGTACAGTAGATGAGTGGCTTTCCGGCGACATCCGCGAGGACGTGGTCGGTGCACTTGAACAGGGTGCCTCGAAGATCGATGATCCAGTAATCCTGGCCGTCTCGTCCGAAGGAACCATCCGCAATGCGGTGGGCGACACCATGAAGATGGAGTTGCTCAAAATCCTGAAGGGTGAATACATCGCCCCTCACATCTCAATCTTCTACTACCGCCTTGACGACATCAAGGAAGTAGCAGATCCTGCTATGTGGGTGAAAGCCCAGCCGAACATCGGCATCACTGTCTCTTATGATCGGTACCAGCAGGACGTCGAGCGAATGGAACAAGCTCCAGCTGCTCGAAACGATATCCTCGCCAAGAGGTTCGGAATCCCCATGGAGGGATACACCTACTTCTTCACCTACGAGGAGACAATCCCGCACAGGAAGAATACCTTCTGGAACATGCAGTGCGCTATGGGCGCCGACTTGTCCCAGGGTGATGACTTCTGTGCGTTCACCTTCCTGTTCCCACTCAGGAATCAAGCTTTCGGTGTAAAGACGCTGGCATACATCTCTGAGCTGACGCTCATGAAGTTGCCTGGTGCCCTACGCCAGAAGTATGACGAGTTCATCCAAGAAGGAAGCCTCCGAGTCATGGAGGGGACCGTCCTGGATATGATGGAGGTCTATGAAGATCTAGACCAGTACATCGACGAACAGAAGTACGATGTCTCAGCGTTTGGGTTTGACCCATACAACGCCAAGGAGTTCGTAACTCGGTGGGAACAGGAGAACGGACCGTACGGTATTGAGAAGGTCATTCAGGGAGCCAGGACTGAATCGGTCCCCCTCGGGGAGCTGAAGAAGCTTGCCTCTGAACGACTCCTCATCTTCGACCAGGAACTCATGTCCTTTACCATGGGTAACTGCGTCACACTTGAGGATACCAACGGAAACCGGAAGCTACTGAAGAAACGCTCGGAAGAGAAGATCGACTCAGTGGCTGCTCTGATGGATGCCTTCGTGGCATACAAGATCAACAAGGAGGCATTCGAATGAGCGAGGAGGTGAAATGGGTCTTAGTGATCGACTAGCTCACGCATGGAATGCGTTTTCAAAATCCCCGGACAAGAAGAACTTCACACCGGAGTATGGTTCGTGGACATTCGGTAACCCGAACCTGAATTACCGTCCTGTCGTCGGCGACCAGACAATCGTCACGAGCATCTATAACCAGATTGCTATTGATGTATCGAATGTTCCCATTCGGCATGTCAAGACTGACGATAACGGCAACCTCAAGAGCTACTACCGTAGTTACCTTGATGATTGTCTGTCTCTTAGCGCCAACATCGACCAGACCGGTCAGGGATTCTTCCAGGATTTGGTACTCACGCTCTTCGAAGAGGGCGCTGTAGCGATCGTTCCAGTAGACACGGATGTCAGTCCAGACTTGACTCAGGGCTACGACATCAAGTCTATGCGAGTCGGCACAATCCTGAACTGGTATCCTCGCCACGTTCGAGTCGAGGTCTACAACGACCAGACTGGACAGCGAGAACAGCTGACTCTCGAGAAGGAGTTTGTTGCGGTCGTACAGAATCCTCTGTACAGCGTGATGAATGCTCCGAACTCGACACTGCAGCGACTGACGCAGAAGCTCCACCTGTTGGATGCCATCGATAAGCAGTCGGGATCCGGTAAGCTGGACATCATCATTCAGCTTCCGTACGTCGTCAAGACTGAGCTGAAGAAGCAGCAGGCAGAAGCCAGACGCAAGGCTATTGAGGAACAGCTCGCTGGGTCTCAGTACGGTATCGCTTACACCGATGGTGCGGAGCGAATCACCCAGCTGAACCGACCTTCCGAGAACAACCTCATGAGCCAGATTCAGTGGCTCACCACCCAGCTGTACAACCAGCTCGGCATGACTGAGGATGTCTTCACCGGTAAGGCTGATGCTCGACAGATGCTGAACTACCAGAACCGAACGGTTCGTCCAGTTCTGAAGGCGATCACGGATGCCATCACCAGGACTTTCCTCACGAAGACTGCCCGCACGCAGCGACAGCGGATCATGGCGATCGAGGATCCGTTCCTCAACGTCCCGCTGGAGGAGATGTCCAAGCTGGTCGACTCCGTCAAGCGCAACGAGATTGGTACCGCCAATGAGCTTCGCCCGAAGTTCGGCTGGGCCCAGTCCGAAGACGAGACGGCAAACCAGTTGGTGAACTCCAACATCAATCCGATGGGCGAGGAACAGCCGCCTGGCGAAGAGCCGGTCGACGACGTCCCTGCATCGGAGGTACCAATTTCCGAACTGATGGAGAGTAGTCAAAATGGCAGTTAAGTGCGATTTCTCTGGCTACGCCACGAAGAACGATGTTCGGTGCTCGGATAACAAGGTAATCCGGCACGGGGCATTCGCGGCGTACGACGGGAAGACTGTACCTCTGGTCTGGCAGCACAAGCACGGCGACGTCGAGAACGTCCTCGGGCATGCCGACCTTGAGGTTCGTGAGGATGGCGTCTACGCCTACGCCCACCTCAACAACACCGATCGTGGCCGGACCGCTCGAGAGATGGTCAAGAACGGCGACATCAAGGCGATGAGCATCTATGCTACTCATGTTCGGGCTCGGGGCAACGACGTTGTCCACGGCGAGCTCGTCGAGGTGAGCCTGGTGCTTCGAGGCGCTAACCCTGGCGCCCTCATCGACCAGGTCTCCATCGAGCATGGTGACGACGGCGATGAGATCGAGGCTGTCATCTACACCGATGCACAGCTGGACTTCGTCTCTCACGGTGATGACGTCGAGGACGAGGATGAGGACTTCGAGGCGGAGGAGACGGACGACGTCGAGCACGCTGAGGAGGAGCCGGAGGCCGATGAGGCTGAGGGCGACGAGGACGACCCCACGCTCGGGGAGATCTTCGAGGGAATGACCGAGGAGCAGAAGACGGCGGTCTACGCCATCGTCGGGCAGCTCGTCGATTCCGTAGATGAAGAGGCGGAGGAGTCTGAGACCGAAGAGGCCGAGGACACCGCCCATTCCGACACAACTGAGGATACTATGGCTCACAAGAACGTGTTTGAGGGCTCCGCTACCACCGAGGAGCTCCCCGTCCTGACTCATGCCCAGGTCGAGACCATCTTCGAGGATGCTCGCTCAAGCGGCTCCCTGAAGCAGGCCATCCTGGCCCACGCCGACGCTTACGGCATCAAGCAGATCGAGACCCTCTTCCCGGAGGCCAAGGATCTGTGGAACCAGCCGGAGTTCATCAAGCGCAAGACCGATTGGGTCAACTCCGTCGTTGGCGCTGCTAAGCACTCGCCCTTCTCCCGCATTCGCACTCGCTTCGCCGACATCACGGCTGACGAGGCCCGCGCCAAGGGTTACATTAAGGGCAATAAAAAGGAAGACGAGGTCTTCACGCTTCTGCAGCGTGTCACCTCGCCGACCACCATCTATAAGAAGCAGAGGTTGGATAGGGATGACATCCTGGACATCACCGACTTTGACGTGGTGTCCTGGATTCGTGGCGAGATGAAGATCATGATTGAGGAGGAGCTCGGTCGAGCCGTCCTCATCGGTGATGGTCGCCAGGCCTCCTCCAAGGATAAGATCAAGGAGGACTGCATCCGCCCGATCTACAAGGAGGACAGCCTCTACGCTCCTCGTGCCATCCTGGCCAAGGAGACTTCTGTCGACGACATCCTGGACTCCATGGTTCGCGCCCTGGATGACTATGACGGTGCTGGTAACCCCACCTGGTTCGCAGATCCGCGTCTCGTTACTGAGATGCTGCTGCTCAAGGACAAGATGGGTCACCGTCAGTTCCGTACGGTGAACGAGCTTGCCGACTACATCGGTGTCTCAAAGATCGTCAAGGTTCCGCTGATGAAGGGTCTGAAGCGCACCTCTGCCAAGAATGGCGAGCTTGAGGCTCTCGGTATCATCGTCAATATGTCCGATTACACCATTGGTGCGGATAAGGGTGGCCAGCTCTTCGCGGCTGAGGATTTCGACATCAGCTTCAACCAGTACCATTACCTGCTGGAGACCCGTCTCTCCGGCGCTCTGACTCAGCCTAAGTCTGCGGTCATCATTGAGCGTAAGGTGGAGTCTGGTAACGTCGTCCCGGAGCCGTGATAGATGGCCAAATTCTTCGGTGAGATAGGATTTGCTACACAGGTCCAGACCGAGCCGGGAATTTGGGAAGACAAAATAGTCGAGAAGCAGTACTATGGCGACGTCTTCCGGGAAGCACGCCGCTTTGGTGCCAGCGATGAGATTCTGGGGAGTATCAACCTCAGTAACCAGATCAGCATTATCGCTGATGGATTTCTAACGGATAACATCCAGAATCTCAAGTACGTTCGCTGGATGGGGGGACTTTGGAAAATCTCCTATGTGGAGCTGAAGTTCCCCCGTCTGGTTCTCGAGTTGACGGGGGTGTATAATGGACCGACGGCTAGCTCTCCATGAGAAGCTGGTAGAGATCCTCGGGTCAGACAAGGTCTATTACCAGCCACTCCCGTCGCTTAAGCTCTCGTATCCGTGCATCGTATACGAGCGTCATCCGGGTGATCCGATGTACGCGGACAACCTCAAGTATATCAAAGCGAACCGGTTCCAGGTTACATTGATTGCCCGGCATCCCGAGGACCCGACACGAACGAAGATCGAGGACCTTTTGTTCAGCCGCCATGAGTCTCGACTCGTAGCGGACAACCTCTATCACGACATCTTCGACGTCTACTATTAGGAGTTAACATGGCTGCACTTGTCTGGGATAAGACTGGTGAGCGCCGTATTGAGACTGGTGTCGACCACTGCGCACTGTATGTGTACGACCCGGCTCAGAAGACCTACGGCAAGGGCGTTGCTTGGAATGGTATCACTGCCATCTCCGAGAAGCCCGAGGGCGCTGAGGCTACTGACCTCTACGCCGACAACATTCTGTACCTCTCGATGCTCTCGGCTGAGAAGCTGAAGGCCACCATTGAGGCCTACACCTACCCCGATGAGTTCGAGCAGTGCGACGGTTCCGCCACGCTGACGAAGGGTGTCAAGATCGGTCAGCAGGACCGACTGGCTTTCGGTCTCGTCTACCGCACCAAGATCGGTGACGACGTGGCTGGCCAGGACAAGGGCTACAAGCTCCACATCCTGTACGGCTGCAAGGCCTCTCCTTCCGAGAAGGGCTACAAGACCGTCAACGACTCCCCCGAGGCGATCTCCTTCTCCTGGGAGCTGTCCACCACGCCGGTCAACGTGTCTGGTGCCAAGCCCACCTCGCTGCTGACCATCTCGTCTCTGGACGTCGACGCAGGTAAGCTGAAGACCCTCGAGGCCAAGCTGTTCGGTTCCGACGCTCAGGGTGGAGGCGGGGCTCTCGAGCCCAAGCTCCTCCTGCCTGACGAGATCAAGGCGCACTTCGCAGGCTGATATACCACACCGGGGGCTCAGAGACCTAGACTCCTGGGCCCTCGGTGCCTGCAATGCTTATAGTTTCTATCCCGGATCTCGACGGGTTCGACGAGGAGACAGGTACCTTTGTCTCCATGCCTGGCGGAGTCCTGCACCTGGAGCACAACCTGGTCACGCTATCAAAATGGGAGTCAATCACCCATAAACACCTCATCGGTAACGACAAAGTTACCCCTGAAGAGATGGCCCTCTACATCAAGTGTATGATCATTGATGAGGAGTATGACCCGTCACTCCTGAATAGGATCCCCCCATCCGAGGTTGAGCGTATCAGTGCCTACATGGCCGATACGATGACCGCAACCACCATCCGAGATACGGGTGGAGAGTCTGGATCTGGTGAGTACACGTCATCAGAGTTGATCTACTACTGGATGATCGCTTGCCAGATCCCCTTCGAGTGTGAGACATGGCACATCAACCGACTACTCACACTCATTCGGGTATGCAACCAAAAGAACCAGCCCGATAAGAAGATGTCCCAGTCCGAGATTATGGAACGGAACCGGGAACTCAACAGAGCCAGGCGAGCTAAGCTTGGTTCGAAGGGATAACAATGATCAGTCACGAAGACATTCCCGAGGAGGCGCTTGCTCCGCAGGCCCACATCGGTACTGATCCTATGGAAGACAAGGACATTCACGTGTCCCAGACTACTGAGGTGATGAAGTGAGCGTCGCAGACAACGTACTCGCTCGCGCCGCAGCGAGGATTGGTTACTATGCACCAGACGACCCTCAGCCCGGATCCGAAGCTGGCCGATACTGGGCAGCTCGAACTGGTCAGCAGTGGCTTGCTGGACCGTCCGACTCTGTTTGGTGGTGCATGCTCTTCGTCAGCATGTGTCTGGACGAGTGCGGGCAGATTGACGCTATTGGAGGATTCTCCTTTAACACTGACTACACCGTCAACAAGGTCCGCCAGCACCCTGACGCTTACTTCGTATCGGTTTACGACGCCAAGCCGGGCGATGTCGTCATCTATGACTGGGACGGCGGCGGCACGGACCACGTGGGCTTCGTCGAGAAGAACCTTGGCGGAGGCACGCTCCAGACGATCGAGGGCAACACCTCGTCTGGCAGCTACGGCTCTCAGTCTGCTGGCAACGGTGTTTGGCGGCGTGTCCGCAACCAGTCGATCGCTTATGTGATTCGACCCGCATACACCGACTCTCCCAGCAACACTGCTCCGGCTGGCCCCGCGGACATCCGTGCTCTGCAGCGAGCCGTTCGGGCTACCCCCGACAACGTAGCCGGACCGAACACTCGCTCTCGCTGCTACGCCCTGGCTGCCGCATCTGAGTGGGGTGGGAAGACCTTCCCCTTCGGCGTGGCATTCACGCAGTCCGTGGTCGGTACTGAGCAGGACGGGGTCTGGGGTGACGCCTCTGAGGAGGCGCACGACTCTACTGTCGAGGCCGTTCAGGCAGCCGTCGGCGCTGAGGTCGATGGCGTCTACGGCGCCGAGACAAACACCAAGGTGAACGCCCTGCTCGACAGGGCCGAACAGCCGTAGGAGGCTCAAAATGGCAGCGCCATACTGTACTATTACTGGAACTATCCCTGGCGGACAGAACGGCAAGGCTACTGTACGGATCACTCCGGATGTTGATGGCGCAACTGCGACACTCAATGGTACCGAAGTTTCCATGCGGGAGTATCTTGTTACCTCCGACTCCGCCGGAGCGATCCGAGTCGAGATTCTCGCTCCTGGCAATGGGGTTAACCCTGGTGGTAACTGGACCCACACCGTCGAGATCAAGACTCCCGATGGTGTGACAAAGAAGCACGTCTCCCTCGTCCAGGGTGAGACGATTGATATCGTTTCCGCTGCACCAGTTCGGAAGATTGCTCCAGACATCTTCTTCGGACCTGCATCCCGACCCCTTCCCCTCCTGTCTGGGGGTAGTGGTGGGAGCGCTGGTCTCTCTACCGTTCTTGGCTCTCTCCCGCTTCAGCCGGGCCGAGTTGTTCCGACAGTTGGTTTCTTCGGGGATTCATGGTCTACTGAGGCCATGATGGGTCCCGGATTCAACCTTCCTGCCGCTGCTTCTCGACTTCTCGGATGTGTTCCGATGGTTAGCGCCATTGACGGAAGTGGCTTCGCCCACTCCAAGGAGGGGAACCTTAGCTTTGAGGTCGACTCTCGAGTTAATGCGGTCTGCGCATCTATCCCCAACCTGATTGTCACTGTCGGTTCTCTAAACAGCGACAAGGTTGTGGAGAATGGCGACAAGAATGGTTCTAAGATTACGGAGGCGGTTCGGAACTTCGTTACGAAGGTTCGCACCAAGCTTCCCAACGTTCCGATCATCATGGTTGGTCCAGAGCCCTCCTCGGTTAGTCGTCTACAGTCTCGCGATGCCCACGTCAACGTTAAGGCCCAAAAGGCCGGTGTTGAGGCTGCTGGTGGCATCGCTAACGGTGTGGTCTTCATCGACTGGCTTGGTATCGCTGACAAGCAGGCGGTTCCTTTCCGTGAGGGTCGAGAGAATGCCGAGGGTGATGTCGTGGTCTATGGCGGTGTCGCTTATCGAGTGACTAAGGCTTGGACTGCTGGCTCCGGTGAGACCCCGCTCACTCCAGGGGCTCCGACGATTCAGGTTTCTGACGTTCTGTCTGGAACTGGTAACGAGGCTAACAAGCAGAATGACGGGACTCGTGACATTCTGCTGATGTCGGATGACACTCACCCCACCAAGGCCGGATCTACTGCATTCGGTTCGGCGCTGGCTATCCGAATCTCGGAAGGGTATAAGGCAATCGAGGGCTGGGCCCAGTCTAAAGGACCTGTGCTTCCTGCCACTAAGGTAGTGACGCCTACGCCTGGACCAGCTCAGCCTCCAGTGCCTAATCCGGGTGGCACACCGGTTCCTCCCACGCCTCAGCCTAAGCCCGCTGGTCTTCCAATCATGGCATGGCTTCCTGGAGGATGGGGGACTGAGAACCGAATCGCCTACAGCCTCGAGGAGCTTAAGGCAGTCGCGGCCCTCAAGCCGGATCAGATCGCACTCCCGATCCAGTCCACGGCTGATGGGGGAGACTCTGCGGTGGCCATTCCGCAGAACTACGCGGCTGGTAAGGAGTTCTCGCAGTCAGGCCTCCAGACGATCCGTAATGCCGGTGTGAACGTCGCAGGTATGATCGAGGCTCTGGATACTCTGGAGGCGCAGAACATCGCAGTCCTTCCGAACATTCGGAATGGTATCGTGGATAACTCAGCTCAGTGGTACCGGTCTTCTGACGGAAAGCTTCTTCCCATCCTGCTAAAGCGGACCGGTAAGCTGTACTTCGCGATCCACTACCGCGGGCAGAACAAGCTGCGTGAGATCATGAAGACCGACTATGCCGGTCTGAAGCGAGTATCGGACAACACCGATGGTGCTGCCGACTGGCAGGTCTCGGCAGTTAAGGATGCTAATCTCGGTATTCTCCCGGCTAGCACCGGAGCAAGTGCATGGCAGGCGGCTAAGACAGCATTCCCCGAGGGTGTGTGGGTCCTGGTCGCAAACAAGGACGAGCAGGCTATTGCTGAGACCGCCGCAAAGACTGTCGGTGTCAACATTGTCGGATGGGCTGTGCCTAACGCTGAGGCTTTCGCTAAGCTGAAGGCCTGATTCTAGGAGAATCATGATTACGATCGAGAGCCAGGGAGACTGGAAACTCACCAGGAATTGGTTTGACAGAATGACGAAGTTAGACCTGGCTCTGATCATGAATCAGTTCGGCAAGGAGGGGGTTTCTGCCCTTAAGGCGGCGACCCCCTCCAGGTCTGGCGAGACGGCAGCTAGCTGGAACTACGAAGTCACGAGAACCGGTAATAACTGGCAGATCACCTGGACAAACTCACATGTAAACAACGGCGTAAACATCGCCGTCATCTTGCAATATGGTCACGGTACTCGTAATGGCGGGTACGTCGTCGGCCGAGACTACATCAACCCCGCTATCAGGCCCGTATTCGACAAGATAGCGAAGAAGGCCTGGAAGGAGGTCACTAAGTAGTGGCTACTATTGATGAGCGGGTAGTCTCGCTCAAGATGAACAACAAGCAGTTCTTGTCTGCAATCAAGGAATCCGCGTCCAGTATGGACCGACTCAAGGAATCCTTGAAGATGCAGGGGGCTGCAGATGGTCTCTCTCGTATTGGAGAGATCGCTAAGAACACCACTCTCGGCGATCTGGCCACCAAGGCTCTCGACATCGGCAAGAATATGTCGGTCATGCAGGGTCTTGCCGTCACCGCATTCGGTGGAATTGGTGTCGCGGCTCTTAATGCTGGTCGAAGTGTGGTCTCTGGCTTCATCGGAACCATCAAAGATGGCTTTAATGAGTATGAGCTCAAAATGAGAGCCATTCAGACCATTATGGCCAATACAGTTGAGAAGGGGACCACCCTCGGCGAGGTTAAGACCTCTCTGGCCGAGCTGAACACCTATGCCGATAAGACGGTATACAGTTTCAGCGACATGACTCACGCCATCGGCCTGTTCACCGCAGCTGGTGTCGATCTTCAGACATCCGTGGCATCAATTAAGGGTCTGTCTAACCTCGCAGCGGCCTCGGGTTCAACTGCCCAGCAGACAGCAACTGCATACACCCAGCTCTCGCAGGCTATCGCGGCTGGCGCTGTCCACCTTCAGGACTGGAACTCGCTAGTCCAGGCAGGCATGGGCGGTGAGTCATTCAGGAATGCCCTTATCGAGACCTCCCGAATGATGGGTACTGGCTACGATGAGGCTATTGCTAAGGACGGAAACTTCCGAGAGTCTCTCAAGGAAGACTGGCTTACTGCTCAGGTCATGACGACCACCCTTACCGCCTTGACAAACGACCTCTCAGAGGCACAGCTTGTGGAGATGGGGTACTCCGAAGAGCAGGCCCATAAACTCAAGCAGTTTGCTCAAGGTGCGTTTGATGCTGCGACCAAGATCCGAACCTTTAGCCAGCTAGTAGATACGACCAAGGAAGCCATCGGTTCCGGATGGGCCGAGACGTTCGAGATTCTCTTTGGTGACTTCGAAGAGGCATCGGTTCTATTCACGTCTATTGGCGACTGGCTCGGTGGCGTTATTAAGGCCAGCGCTGACGCGCGAAACGGATTCCTCCAGATGTGGAAGGATCTTGGAGGACGGGCATCCCTTGTTCAGGGTCTGGCCAATATCTTCTGGGCCATTGTCAAAGTTCTCGGACAGATCGGAACTGCCTTCCGACGAGTGTTCATGAATGCTAGCGCTGAAGGTCTTGTTCGCATCACCAAGGCCTTTGAGAACTTCACCTCGAAGCTCATCATTACGAACAACTTCGCTGATAAGCTTGGGTGGACATTCACCGGTCTGTTCTCAGTCTTCCACATCTTTGCAACAATCCTTGGTGAGATTGCTCAGGTTGTCTTTACCGTAGCGTCACACATCGTTAGCGCTCTGTTCCCAGCATTCACTGGGATCAATTCTGGTGTATTCCAGATTACTAAGGTCCTAGGTAAGGCGATCTACTGGTTCGACCAGTGGTTTACCAAGCTGGACATCGGCGGAAAGATCCTCAAGCTCCTTCTACCGCCAATCGATCTGGTTGGTAAGGCAATTAAGTGGGTTTCAGATAAGATCCACGACTTCATCATGTGGATCGACTTCACCGGTAAGGTCCAGAGCGCCGGTCAAGGCCTCAAGAATCTTGCTTCAAAGTTCGGACTCGTCAAGGACGCTATTAAGAACTCGGTTGTCGGCCAGCAGTTCTCCGCAGCTATGGACTCTATCCACAGCGGAATCGACAAGGCCAAGAATAAGCTTCACGAGTTTGGTCAGACTGTCGGCGAAAAGCTGAAGGCGAAACTCACCTCTGGAAAGTCAGCTCTGTCTGACTATTTCAAGGGCTTCGACCTGAGTAACATGACCACTTCTGAGGCGATTGTCTCGAAGCTCGGATCTAAGTTCGATGAACTCGGTAACAAGCTCAGGATTTCCGAGAAGGTTCAGTGGCTCAAGGAGAAACTTGTTGAGCTGAAGGATGCGCTTGTCGATACATGGAATACTATTCAAAATAGTAGTGTTTGGGACCACCTTGGCAAGTCCTTCTCCGACATCGGCGGTAAGGTTAAGGAAGTAGCGGTCTCATTCCGCGACTGGGTTAACGGTCACGGTGAGGTCAAGGCCAAGGCTAAGGAAGCTGCGGGAGCAGTTTCAGAGGTTGGGTCTGCCGCAGCCCAGGCTGCTAAGGAGACAGGTCAGGCCGCTAAGGAGAACTTCCTCAAGAAGTGGTTTGAGGACATTAAGCAGGTCGCTCAAGCCGTACACCTTCCGGAACTCTTCGACACTATCAAGCAGAAGTTCGTCGAGTTCAAGGACTTTGTCGTTAACACCTTCGCCCCCAAGGTGAAGGAGGGCGCAAAGAACGCATTCGGCTCTATCGGTACCGCGATGAGTCAAGCGAACTCCAACCTCAAGTCTTATGACATGGGCAAGATCCTTGTCGGGGCCATTGGCGGAGGAGTACTTATCGCCTTTACTCGATGGATAAACTCATTCAAAGAGAACTTCGACAAGATCGGAAATGTCGCTGACAAGCTCGGTAACGTCTTCGACAAGCTCGGAGGGGTCCTCGAGGCATTCGAGCAGAAGGTTAAAGCCAAAGCCCTTCTGACGATCGCAATTGCTCTCGGTGTTCTTGCCGGGGCGCTGATCCTGATGTCTCTTGTTCCGGCACCGAAGCTCCTCGTCACACTGGCTGTCCTGAAGTATCTCTTCAAGATGATGGATGACATGCTTGAGTCTATGACCAAGATGGTGGCCTTCAAGAATGACAGTGTTCGTATTGTGGCTATGCTCATTGCTATGGGTGCCGCTATGATCCTGATGGCAACTGCTGTCCGGATTCTTGCCGGAATGGATCTCAAGGGTGCTGTGGTCGGTCTTGCTGCCATGAAGATCCTGATGATGACCATGCAGGAGTTCATGACCAAGATGGCTGCTACCAAGGGCGTTGAGAAGGGAGCTGGAATCCTTCTTGCTCTTGCTGCATCCTGTGTTATTCTGTCTCTAGCAGTATACACTCTTGGGTCCATGGATACTGGTAAGGCTATCCAGGGGGTCGTAACCCTCGCCGCGGTTGTGGCGATCCTGTCTGGGTTCATGATGGTCGTCAGTAAGGACCCATTCATGGGTAAGGGTGCGGCGATTCTCCTGTCGCTGGCCGTCTCATGCAACGTCCTTGTGGCGGGGGTCTGCGGGGTGCCGGGAAAAAGAAAAAGGCAGACGCGCCAGTGGCTTCTTATAAGGGAGAGCCTGTAGAGCTCTTGAATGCGGAGCTTTTCAAAACCTCTCGGCATGTACTTATTCTAACTATGGATGTTGGGGGAGATGACGCTCCTTATTGGGACGAAGTTCCCTATATGG